TTAATAAACAAGAAAGGGGTGCTAGAATGCCAATTATAAAAGAAAATATAAAAATGTGTATGGATATTACAGAAGAAGATATAACAGTAGAATTAATAGATATACTATTAAATTTACATCAACAAATTGTATCAGCTCGATTTAATGTTTTGGACAATTATTATCAAGGCAAACATGATATTCTACTCAGAACAATAGAAGATGCTACAAAACCTAACAATAAACCAGTTACAAATTTTTGTTCATACATTACAGATACATTGACAGGATTTTTCGTTGGTAAACCAGTTAGTTATACGTCTATTGATAAAGAATACTTAGGTATATTATCAGAAATATTTAAAGATAATGATGAACAAGCTGAAAATCACGACTTAGGACATAAAGCCAGTATTAAAGGTCAATCATTTGAATTAGTTTATATGGATGAAGCAGGCGATACATGTTTTGATTGCTTGGATACAGATGGAGTCATTATGATATATGATACTACTATTAAAAATACACCTTGTATGGCTCTTAGATATTATACAGTACATAATTACGTTACAAGCGATGATACAACTAAAATTGACATATATACTAGGACAAATGCTTATCACTATACTAAAGGTGAAAGTCTTGTATTAGATAGTTCAGAAGAACATTATTTTGGTATAGTTCCAATAGTAGAATATGCTAATAACCGTTATAGGCGTGGAGACTTCGAAAATATAATCCCTCTTAACGATATGTATAACAAGAATAATGCAGATATAAGCAATGATATTGAGTATTTTAGTAATGCTTATTTGGTACTAGAGAATATGGATGGTACGGAAACAGAGGACATAACCAAAATCAATGAGAATAGAGTTATCCTAACATCTGAGAATGGAAAAGCTTATTTTCTAACAAAACAACTTAATGATGCAGTAGTACAGAACCATAGGAATAATTTATCTGAAGATATTCATAAAATTGCATATGTTCCTGATTTAAGTAAGGAAATCAATTCTAATGTTAGTGGCTCTGCTTTAAAAACTAAAATGTTTACTACAGCAGATATTATTGTAAATAAGGAAAGAAAATTTAAGAAGTCACTTGAAACAAGGATTAAATTAATCACAACAATGCTCAATTTAAAAGGGTATAAAAAGAATGGCGTAGATATTAAAACACATGATTACAATTACAAAGATATTGTTATTAATTTTCATAGAAATATGCCAGTTGGTTTGTACGAAACGGCAGATGATATTTCTAAGATGAGTACAGTAGTTACTAAAAAGACTTTATTAACTGAGATAGGAATAGAAGATGTACAGGCTGAATTAGACCAATTAGATAATGAACAAAATGCTATGGTTGATTTAGAAAACTTACATACTATAGATACTATACCGATTGTAGCTGATACAATTGCAAAATAGTGAATATTGGTCAAATAGATTAGATAAATTAGTGGCTAGTTTACTTTTAACTCAAGAAAATCATACAAATACTTTTCTTAGCAATTATAAAGATGCTCTAATACAAATCCAAGCCTATTCTAACCTTTTATATTCTAAATATTCTAAAGATGGTGTTTTAACTCTTACTGAAATGTATAAATTTGATAGGTATAAGAACATGGAAGAAGAAATTACTTCTATTATTATGAATCTTGGGAAAGAAGAAAAATTATATATGACTGGTGAATTGACTGAGGTATATTCTAATTCTTATGTTAAAACAGGTGCTATATTACTTAAGGGGATACCAACTATTGCTATAAAATTTGATGTTATTCCTACTGGATTTGTTGAGAAAGCTTTATTTTATCCTTGGTCGGGAACAGATTTTGTTACTAGGATTGGTGTAAATAATAAAACTCTAATAAGCAATTTGAGGCAGACATTAACACGAGGATTTATTAATGGTAGTAGTATTACAAATATGACTAAGGATTTAAAAGGTGTTATGGACATAGGAGCTACAAATGCACGTAGATTAGTTAGAACTGAGGCTATGCATATTATGGCTAGTAGTCACCATGATGTATATACTAAAGCAGGAGTTACAGAAGTTAAGTTTATAACTGCCAAAGATGACAGAGTTTGTGACGAATGTGGCAAATTAAATGGAAAGATATTTCCAATAAATGAAGCACCCATGATACCTCAGCACCCAAACTCAAGAAGTGTTAATGTACCATACTTTAAAGATTAACTATAAGACTTATTATTAGGTCTTTTTTTTATTGTCCAAACTTTGATTGACATTAAAAGCTCACGGAAGATTTAAAAAATAATAGTCACTCGACTTAAAATTGGAGGTTTTATAAATGGAAGATACAAATATAAACGTAAATACAGACACAAACATAGATGCAACGGTGGTAGATGCTAAGGTTGACGAATCCAAAGTAGAGGACACCAAAGTAGAAGAAGTTAAAACTTTAAACTTTACACAGGCTGAACTTGATGCACTTATAAACAAAAGATTAGATAGAGCAAATAAGAAAGCTGAGGAAGTAAAAGCTGAAGCTGAAAAGTTAGCTAAAATGTCCGAAGGTGAAAGACAACAAGCCTTATTTGATGCTGAGAAAGCTAGCTTTGCAGAAGAAAGAAAACAATATCAAAGTGAAAAATTAGAATTACAAGTTGTAAAAGAATTATCTACCAAAGGATTACCTACTGAATTTAGTAAGTATCTTATTGGGGCAGATGCTCAAACCTGTATGGATAACATTAAAGAATTTGAAACACAATGGTCTCAATCTATTGCTAATGCTATTGATAACAAACTAAAAGGTGTTACTCCAAAGGTAGGAACAGGAAAAGTAGGAACAATGACCAAAGAAGATTTTAACAAAATGGGTTATAAAGAAAAGTCTCAATTATTCACTGATAACAATGCACTTTATATGGAAATGCTCAAATAAGCACCTTAGATAAGGTGTTTTTTAATGCACAAAAATAACAAATTTATTAAAAACCAGTGTTGGCTCACTTTAAAAAGCACATTAAAAACAAAAGGACGGTAATGTAAAATGGCAACAACAACTCTTTCAAATATGGTAAACCCTGAGGTAATGGCTGATATGATTACAGCTTCACTACCAAACAAAATAAAATTCGCACCACTTGCAACAATCGACACAACTTTAGTAGGAACTCCAGGAAGCACAATCACAGTACCAAAATATGCTTTCATTGGCGAAGCAGAGGATATGGCAGAAGGCGTTGCTATAGGAACAGTAGTATTAACAGCTAGCACTGTAAACGCAACAGTTAAAAAGGTTGGTAAAGCAGTAGACGTTACTGACGAATCAGTATTAAGTGGATACGGAGACCCTATCGGTCAGTGCAACTCTCAACTTGGAGATGCAGTAGCACTTAAGGTTGATTCAGATTGTGTAACAGCTTTAAACGGAGCATCACTATTATTTGACGGTGCAACTGCTAAAATTTCTTATGCAGGTATAGTTGATGCAGTAGATAAATTCGGAGATGAAGATGACGAAGCAAAAGTATTATTTATAAGCCCTTCTCAACTTACTACTCTTAGAAAAGACCCTAACTTCCTTGATATGAATAAATATCCAGTAGCAGTTATCATGACTGGTGTTATCGGTTCTATAGCAGGATGCCAAGTTGTAGTTGCTAAGAAAATTGTAGCAGGAGCAACTACTGTAGCTGACCTTATCGTTAAAGCTAACGCACTTACTATATACATGAAGAGAGGGATTGCAGTAGAAACAGCTAGAGACATAAAAGCTAAAACTACTACTATCGTTATAGACCAACACTATGTTGCTGTGCTTTCCGATGCTAGTAAAGTTGTAAAAGCTACATTCTTAAAATAATTGACAGAGGGATAAACTTCCCTCTATTAGGAGGGGATTTATTAAATGGAAATATTAGAAAAAGTTAAATTGTGTTTAGGCAATACAGACACAAATCAAGATAGTTTATTCGAAATGTTAGTAGAGGATGCTAAAACAGAGGCTATAAATTATTGCAATTTGAAAGAATACAATATAAAACTTGATGCTACTATTGTTAAAATGGTAATTCAAAATTATAACAAGGCTCGTATTCAAGGAATAGTTTCTGAAAGTTTTAGTGGAGTAGCAGAAACATATCAGAATGGTTATACAAGTGATGTAATTACAATGTTAAATAAGTGCCGTAAGGTTAGAACACTATGATACGAGACAGGATGAAAACTTATAGTTTGGAAATTAAGGAAAGTGGTTATGACGATTATGGTCAACCACTTTTTTCTTATGCCACCATAGGCACAGTTGATGTAAGTGTAAGTTTATTAACAAAGGTAATTAATCAATTAGACCCAAGATATATAAAAGCCACCCATATAGGATTAACTTATGATGTGTCAATAAAAGAGGGCATGAAATTGTCGTCTGTAAATGATGGCAATTACATAGTTAAAATAGTAAATGCTGATGGTCGTATGACACAGTTAACTCTAGAGGTGTCATAATGGCTACTATAAATGGTTTAGAGAGTTTACTACGTAGATTAGATAATATTGCAGGAAATGAAGCTGTAATGAAAGGTATAGAAAAGGGATGCTTGAGAGTTGAAACAACAGCAAAAGAAAATTGTCCAATAGATGAGGGTTTATTACTTGCATCGATAGACCATAAATTGGATGCTGATAAACTTGAAGGTACCGTGGGAAGTAACTTAGAATATGCCCCATATGTTGAGTTTGGCACGGGTATTTATGCTACTGAAGGTGGTGGTAGAAATGATGCATGGTCATTCGAAGATAGTCGTGGAGAATGGCATACAACGGTAGGACAAGAAGCACAACCATTTCTATATCCTGCGTTACAAAGCAATATTGAAAAAATAAAACAAGATATAATTGATGCTGTAAAAGCAGAGATAGGGAGGTCGTAGAATGATAGATATTAATCCATTAATTGTAGAAGCATTAAATGAAATAGGATTGCCTGTATTACTTGAAAATTTTCTCGATTCTACGACACCTTTGCCTTGTATAACCTACATTGAGTACAGTAACAGAGATACCTTAACGGGTACTACGTTAGAATATAGCGAGATAATTACAATGGTTAAAGTATGGTCAAATAGCATGAAAATGTTGATAGATAATGCATCGAAGATAGATACGAAAATGAAGGCAATAGGATTTAAAAGGGATTACGGTTCTCCCCTATTTAGAGATGGAATCGGACAGTATATTTTGAGGTACAAAAGTACTGGATTACAAAGAAAATAATACAACAAAGAGGAGATATAAAATATGAGTGGAGTTTTATCAAAAGGCATTAAGTTTAGTTATATGAAAGCACTAGCAATGACTGAAATAGACAATTTACAAGAAGTACCTGAGTTAGGTGGAAAAGTTGATAAGGTTGAAATTACAACTCTTAAGGATTCAGCAAAGAAATACATAGCAGGAATCAAAGACTTTGGAGATTTAGAGTTTAAGTTTTTATATGACAACAGTTCAGTTACGGCTAACTATAGAATATTAAAAGGACTTGAATCAGCAGGAACAATTACAGAATTTGAAATAGAATTTCCTGATGCTACTACTTTTACATTTAGTGCTTCTGTAATGACTACTGTAGACAGTGCAAAAGTTGGAGACGCTTTAACATTTAGTGCATCACTTACTTTAAACAGTGACATCGTAACATCTAACCCAACAGTATAGTAATAACAATGGACACTAGAGATAGTGTCTTTTTTTAATAATAAAAATTAGGAGGCAAATATAAATGATATATTCAGAATTAAAAATAGGTGACAAGGAATTAAAATTAAGATTGGACAGTAGGGCTTGTGTAGGATTAGAGAGAAAATTAGGTAAATCACCATTATCAGTATTTATGGATGCAGAAAAATCTTTACCAAAACTTGAAGAATTGATAATGATATTACAAGCATCATTGCAAAAATTTAATCAAGGTTATACAGAGGATAAAACATATGATTTATACGATGAATATGTGGAAGAAGGAAACACATTTACAGATTTTATTCCAGTAATTATGGACGTATTTAAAGTAAGTGGATTCTTCAAGGAAGCAGATATGGAAAAAGCAAAGGTTGAAGCAAAAGGAAAAAAACAAAAAGCAGTAGTAAAAAGCCTTTAACACTCGAACAAGTGTTTAATAATATGTTACCTATTGCTTTACAAGTTGGAATATCTGCATACGGCTATTGGGAAATGACCTATGGCGAAATTGTTGACACTATAGATGCTTATAAAGAAAATGACAGACTTAGGATTAGGGAAATAGCTTCATTTAATTATCAACAGGCAAACCTGATAGGTATGTCAGTTGCAAGAATCATGAGTGATAAAGCTAAATTCCCAAGTCTTAAAGAAGCGTTTCCTAATATCTTTAATGATTTAGAAGATAAAGTAGAGCCAGTACAAGATTGGCAAATAGCTAAGGCAAGATTAATGGAATATGCAGAATCCAATAATAAAAAGAAAAGGGGTGAGATATCATAACAATTGAAGAGTTACAAGTAATTATTACTGCAAACACACAACCGATAAGAACGGAAACAGATAAAGTTAAAGCAAAAATGCAAGAATTTCAGGCATCATCCGAAAAAGCAAACGAAGCTGTTAAAAAATCGTTTGGTACAGTTTCTAAAGTTGTAGCAGGAGTTGGAATAGCTATTGGTCTTGCAGTCCTTGCTGTTGCAGGAAAAGCAGTAGCATTTGCAGATGACTTTAAAAAAGCACTTAATGGATTACAAAGTTCAACAGGAGAGACTGATAAAGAGATGCAAGGTTTTAAAGGAACTATGTTGTCATTATATAATCAAAATTATGGAGAGAACTTTCAAGAAATAGCTGATGCCATGAAAGAGGTTAAAACTCAAACTGGTTTAGGTGGACAGGCTTTAGAGGATATGACTAAGAAAGCATTTATACTTAAGGATACGTTTGGACTTGAAATTGTAGACAGTGTTAAGGCATCTAATCAAATGATGCAACAATTTGGAATTACCTCCGACCAAGCGATGTCACTAATGGCACAAGGTGCTCAAAATGGACTTGATGCGAATGGCGAAATGATTGATAGTATTTCAGAATATTCTGTTCAATTTGCAGGAGTTGGACTCTCAGCAGAGGACATGTTTAATATGATGAACAACGGAATGAAGGGTGGAGCTTTTTCCGTGGACAAAATCGGGGATGCAGTCAAAGAATTTGGTATTTTGAGCAAAGAGTCGGGTGGTAATGCTAGTAAAGCTTATAAGATGTTAGGAATGGATGCTGATGGACTTGCAAAATCTTTTGGAAAAGGTGGAGCAGAGGGTAAAAAAGCATTTGAGGATGTTAATAAAAAATTACTTGCGATGAAAGACCCAACCGCCCAAGCATCAGCAGGAACATTATTATACGGAAGTATGTTTGAAGACCTTGGAATTAAAGGAATAAAGGCTATGCAAGGTACGGAAGGTGCTATAAATAAAACTAAAGATGCTATGTCAGGAATAGAAAAAATTAAATATAATACTTTTGGAGAAGGCATGGCAGGAATAGGAAGAGTCATAATGACTTCTGTGTTTATTCCAATTGGAGAAAAATTGATTCCAAAATTACAAGAAATGAGTCAATACATAATCGATAATATGCCTAAGATAAAACAAAATATAACAAGTGCTTTAGAGTTTATTAATCCAATAATTGATAAAGTAGTTGACGGATTCAAGAAGCTAACAGATGCTTTATCAACAGTAAGTACTTGGGTATCTGAACATCAAACAGCAGTACAGAATATAGCAATAATAGTTGGTGCATTTGCTTTAGCTTGGGGATTAGTTACAGGAGCAATAGCAATATGGAATGTAGTAGGTTTAATAGCTACAGCAGTTACAAGTGGTTTTGGTTTAGCGTTGGCATTTTTAACTTCTCCAATTGGAATAGTAATACTTGCAATAGGTGCAATAATAGCTGTTGGTGTATTACTTTATAAAAATTGGGATGTAATAAAAGCTAAGGCAACTGTAATTTTTAGTGGTATATGGACAGCAATCAAAGGTGCTTTTGCTTCAACAGTATCATGGTTTGCAGGAATTTGGAATGGAATAAAAAATGTATTTGCTGTAGTAGGTGCATGGTTTTCAGGAATATTTTCAGCATGTTGGGAAGGAATTAAGTCTATATGGAACGCTGTAAAACCATTTTTTCAAGCAGTTTGGAATGGTATTAAAATAATTTTTGGAGTAATTGCTATTGTTCTTTTAGCTCCATTTTTTATAGCTTGGGAAGGAATTAAAGCAGTATTTGGTGTGGCAGTAGCTTTCTTTGCTTTAGTTTGGGAAGGAATAAAGGCTATATTTAGTGTTGTAGCAACATTCTTAATTGGATACTTTACTCCTGCGTGGAATGGAATTAAGCTTGTATTTTCTCTAGCAGTAGCTTTCTTTCAAGCCGTTTGGAATGGAATCAAAATTATATTTAGCGTTGTTGGTACAGTATTACTTGCATTTTTTACCGTAGCATGGACTATGATAAAAGCTTATGTTTCAGTTTGGGTAGCTTTCTTTCAAGGTGTATGGAATGGAATTAAATTGGTATTTAGTGTAGTTTCATCGGTTCTAGTTGGATTTTTCACAATAGCTTGGAATGGAATTAAGGCAGTATGGAACACAGTTAAAGGATGGTTTCAAGCAATATGGAATAGTATTAAATTAGTGTTTAGTGTTGTAGGTTCAGTACTACTTGGATTCTTTACAACAGCTTGGAATGGCATTAAAACAGTATGGAACGCAGTAGGAAGTTTCTTTCAAGGAATATGGAATGGAATTAAAAACGTATTCAATGTAGTAAGTTCATTTTTTACAGGTGTATTTTCTTCAGCATGGACGGCTATAAAGGGCGTGTTTGCACCAGTAGGAACATTCTTCAGTGGAATATGGGATACTATCAAATCTAAATTTACATCCATAGGAACGTCAATAGGAACGGCTGTAGGTGGAGCTTTCAAAGGTACTGTTAATGCAGTAATTAACTTTGCTTCAAATAGTATTAATGGATTTATCCGAGGTATTAATAGTGCTATAGGAGTAATTAACAAAATTCCTGGGGTTTCCATTGGTAACGTTCATGAAATATCTATACCAAGACTTGCAAGAGGTGGTGTTGTTGATTCAGCACAGACATTTATAGCAGGAGAACATGGTAAGGAAGTAGTTATGCCACTTGAAAATAATACAGGATGGATTAGTCAACTAGCAGATAAAGTAAGCGATAGAATGCCAAACAAAGATAATGGCAATGGTGGATTAAATGTTACTATTACCAACTTTATAAATAACAGAGAGCAAGATGTACAAGCACTTGCAGAAGAATTAGCATTTTATGCTAGACAAAAAGAATTAGGAGGTGGTCATTGATGGAAGAGGTTTATTTTATATTTAAGGGCGTGAATAGCGAAGAATATCTTGGAATTAAGAAACTACCTTCTATATTCAAAGCAGAAAGAGACATAGAAATGATTGAAGTTGAAGGTCGTGATGGATTTTTAACACAAGATAAAGGCACATATAGGGGTGTTATCAAAACGGTTGAGTGTCAAATTACTGATTTAACAGAGATAGATTTCATATGCAGTTGGCTTAATGGAAGTGGGGAAGTAACATTCTCCAATGAGCCTAATAAAAAATATAAAGGCATTATTAAAAATCAGATTGAATTTAGCAAAGTGGTAACAACATACCATACTTTTATAATTCAGTTTGAGTGTCAACCACATAAGTATTCTGTCAATGATGATGTAATTACATTAACAAAATCTGAAACCATTTTTAACAGTGGTACAGCTATTAGCAAACCTACAATTACAATTTATGGCACAGGTTCAGTAAGTTTAATTATTAATGATGAAGTAACCACTATTACAAATATTAGTGGTTATTGTACTTTAAACAGCGATTTAATGGATTGCTACAAAGAGGCTAGATTGATGAATCAGTATATGTATGGTGATTTTCCAGTATTAAAAGTAGGAAATAATACAGTATCGTGGGTTGGTTCAGCAATTACAAGGGTAGAAATAAAACCAAATTGGAGGTGGCTATAAGTGACATATACAAAAACAAAGTGGGTAGATGATGTTACACCTATAGATGCAGTTAATTTAAATAATATGGAAGATGGTATTAGTGATAATAAAGCTAAATTAGATATATATTCACAAGACTTAACTAACATAGAGTATGACATAAGCAACAATACAAATAAAATAAGTGCTCACACATTAAATTTAGAGGGAATTGAAAATGATTTAAACGATGTAAAAGGTGATTTAACTGATGCAACAGATTCTATTCTAGATGTAACAGGTTCTGTAAATGATGTAACAGACTCTATAAGTAAACTTTCAAAGGAAACTATAGTGTTAGATGTAGGAGATAATTTATATAATAAGAAGGGTACGACAATAGACGAAATACGAAATACTCAATCATTACTACACTCTTTATTGCATCAAAAAATTACAGATACTGCCGTGGCAATTAAAGGTATTTGTCAAGGGGATAGTACTACATATGGAGTAGGGATTGATGGAGATGGAACATACAGAGCACCTGACACGGTATTAACTCCAAGTGGTGCAGGGCATGTTGAAAAACGAGCAAATGTAACTTATCCTGAAAAATTACAGGAATCACTTAGAGCCGTTTATGGAACAAGAATTAGCATTGTTAATTGGGGTTATGAAGGCGATAATATGCAAATGGGATATGAAAAATGGAATAAGTTAGGTACTGGGGTAATAGCAGATTTCGCAATTGTCAATTATGGAATAAATGATGCTATAGGAACATGGAATCCTTATTATAATAATATAACAAAATATATACAGTACTTAGAAAAGTGTATTTTAAATCATACATTGTGTAATAGAGCAGTATTTATTTTGTTGACTTTTAAACAAAAAAGTAGTGATAATTTAGGAATAAAGACATTTATAAACGCCTTAATAACAGTGGCACAAAAATATAATTTACCTGTGATAGATGGACTTGAACTAGCTAAAAATCAAAGTTATAACATAATAAATGGAGTAGCTCACGATGACGAGAATCATTTTAATAGCACAGGTTATAGTATCTTCGGGAGTAGAATAGCAACTAAATTTATTGCTGATTGTAAGACTGTTAATAGTGGAGATGCTTTGTTAATTAGACCAACAATTGATAGCATTAAATATATTACTGGATGTACCTCTGGTAGTAGGACTGATGTATATACTCCAAATGAAACAGGAACAGGTGGAGGTATTTACTGTTATATGGCAGTTGGTGCTAAGTTGATTTATACTTTTGAAAATTCTGAAGAAAATTTAATAGCTTGCCCTTTGTTTTATTTAGACGGAGTAGGAGAGATTAAAATAACATTGGATTTTGGTTGCCAAAAGGCACAATATACCTATTCCAACGGAATAACTTATCCAAATACATCCACGGTTTCAATTTCGACAAGTTGTAGAGAAATTAGTATTTATAAGGATGGTACGGCAAAAGGAATGATAATCCCAACAACAGGTATACATTCCCTAACGATAGAAACCACGGGAATCTGTTTCTTTCAAGGCGTTAAGTTTTTGAATCTGTCAGATATAAAAAGTGAAAATAAAATGAATTCTTTTGTATATGGAGAAACTTCAGGAATTTGGACGAGAGATTCAGTTGCAAGTACCACTATAATTATGGACAAAGTATATTCTTTAGGATATTTTAATGATAATACCTATCAATACAGACACATTCTATTAAAATTAACATTACATAATTATGACAAAACCGTTAGAGAGTATGTGCTGGATTTACCTGTAAATAAATGTTATTTGTTAAAAGAAACTACTCTTAACCCTACAACTGAATCAATAGCAGATAGAACGCTAACTAGTATTACAATATCAGATACCACATTAACTCTCAACTGGGGAGGAGATTTAACAGTCCCATCATCATTTATAATTAAAATATTATAAAATATTGTTAAATGAAACAGTGCAATAAACTTTGACGATTTGATTATTAATCAAATGTAAAAACATCCTAAGCAGGGTGTTTTATTTTATTTTAGGAGGTGAAATTTATAATAAATTTATATGATAGTAAAACAACAGATTTTAGCAATAATGGTATTGTTGTATTAAACGATACCATTAGTTGCGTTATTACAGAAGAATTAAATGGTCAATATGAGTTAACTTTAGAGTATCCTTTGTTGGATAGCACACCTAGATTTGGTAATATTACACCAGTTAAAATAGCAGGTAAAGTTGTAGTAGGTAGTAATGCAGTTGTTCAGATGCCTAACAAATGGACTTATTTATTGGAAGATAATATTATTAAAGCAGATGGTCAACTATTTAGAATATACCATAAAACCAAAAGTTTAAGTGGTGTTAAAATTAATGCTAGGCATATTTTCTACGACCTTTTAGATAATTTCTTAGATGATGTCCGACCTACAAATTTAAATGGTTCAGGAGCTTTAGCTTGGATATTATCACATACGCAGTATAACCATCCATTTATTTCAACATCTGACGTAACTGCAATAGCAACGCAATATTTTGTACGTAAAAATCCAGTTGAAGCTATTATGGGAGCAGATGGCATTATTAATACTTGGAGTGGCGAGTTAGTTAGAGATAACTTTAGCATTAGGTTACTTCAATCTAGAGGTTTAAACCGTGGAGTATTAATAGCTTATGGTAAAAACATAGAAGGAATCGAAGAGGATTTAGATATAGATGGAATTTGTACAAGATTAATGCCTATAGGTAAAGATGGATTATTACTGCCTGAAAAATACATAGATAGTCAATATATTAATAATTTTGCTCATCCTAAAATAAAGGTACAAGAATTTAGTGATTGTGAAACTGTGGATATTTTAAGAACGACTGCAAAAGCTTATATGCTTAATAACAAAATAGATATCCCTCAATTTAATTACAAGATTGATTTCTTGGAGCTTTCTAAAACAGAAGAATATAAAGATTATATTATTTTAGAGGTTGTAGATATGGGAGATACAGTAACTATTAAGCATAGTAAGCTAAGAATTGACCTACAAGCTAAAATTATTAAAACAACTAAAGATGTACTGACAGGGAGATTAACAAAAGTTGAACTTGGAAACTTTAAGCAAAATATAGCAACATCTATAAGTAGTGCAATACAAGAGGTAAAACAGGAAGTTAAACAAGTTACTAGTGCTTATACAAGGGCTATAGAAAACGCTACGGTATTGATTACAGGTTCTAATGGTGGAAATGTTGTAATAAGGCAAGATGTAGACGGAAAGCCATATGAAATTTTAATTATGGATACTGATGATATAAAAACATCTAAAAATATTTGGCGTTGGGATTCAGAGGGATTTGCATATAGTAATACGGGTGTTAATGGGGAATATGATACGGCAATAACTATGGATGGTCATATTATAGGTAGTTTTATACAAGCCTTAACAATAGATGGAGACATGATTGAAGGTACTATAAATTCAATTATAAAGCAGATGCTTGGGGATATTATTTTAAGTGAGTTTACCCAAGATGATAAGGGTGGAGTCGTTTTACTTAATGATATTGTTGGTAAACTACGTGTCAAAATAGGAAGTGAAGATACTGATGGAGCAGGATTATATTGTTATGATAAAAATAAAATCCTTAAATCCTTTTTCACAGATGAATATGCAGTTGTAAATAATAAAACAGTAGCTACGCAAGACTGGGTAGCAGCAAATTTTGTAGCCAAAGAAATAATAACCTAAAGCATCTCGATATGAGGTGTTTTTTTAATACCCAAAAAGAAAGGAATGGTGTATAAATGGAAAATAGATATAAAATAAATTATGATTTAAAGAATAAAACTATAAGCAATATTAAATTTACGCAAGGGGATAACGGTACATCTGTTATTGAGGTGAATTTATTAGATGGTGGTTTAGTAAAAGATGTTGAAGGTCAAACAATAAAATTTAACTTTTTAAGAGCTGATAACAATGCAGTAGTACAAACTAGTACTACAGGCGTAACAATCTTAGATTCAACTAAAGGTAAGTTTGAGTGTGCCCTACAAAGTGGTACTTTAGCAGTGGCAGGATTAGTAAAGTGTGAGATGTCATTTACTAAAGATGGCAAAACTCTATCCACGGAATCCTTTACTTTTATGGTAAGTGCTAGTATTGGAGTATTAAGTATTAATTACATAAGTGCTATCAATAGTAAATTAGTAGAATGGCAGAATGAGTTTAACCTTATGAAAGCAGAATATGAAGCAAGTACACATGAAAATACCACTGTAGAAATAGTGAACGCTAGAAATGGAGAAGTTAATTTAAACACTAGATTAACTAAAGATAAGACGGCTAATACTAATGCATTAAGTGCTATAAATGACCAATTGGAAAATATGGCAACGCAATCGCCTGATGACCCATATCATGCAAGTGATTTTCCAAGATTAACAAGTGAAACAAATGACAGTTTAAGATTGCAGAGATTATTTGATAAAGCAATATTAGACAAAAAGAAAGTAAAATTAGAACAGTTTAAAATATATAATTGTAACACAAGTTTAATACTTGATATGTCTTATTTAGATATTGATGGGAGTAGTGCAACCCTTGATTTTACTAATTGTAGTGATGCTTTTGCTATAAGATTGCTTGCTTCTCGTAGTCCATCATATTACCAATCACACATTGGCAGAATACAAGACTTTGAAATGATAGGCGATAAGATTAATCAAAACATAGCTTTACTTTACGGTTATGATACCGAGGTAGTCGGATTGGGTGTAGCACACATAGACATCGATAAGATAAATATACACGGCTTTTTTACGGGTGAAGAATATCGTAGTAATTCATATATCGTAAAGCACTATTCTGTTGAAATATGGAGTTGTACATGTTGCGTGGTTATGAAAGAATTTTTTACAGACTTTGGTGAAAATATGTTTTACGATGGATGTATATTTTATAATTCTGATAAATGTATCTATAATGAAAATTCCAACGGATGCTTTAATTTTACAGGATGTTCTTTCGATTATTCAGATATATTCTTACATTGTCAAGGTGGTAAAATGTTTTTAACTAATTGCCACATTGAGGGTCGTGGAACATTTATTGTTGGAACAGCAAACGGTGCTTTAATTACAATTTGTAACTCATGGGTGATATTATTGCAAACAGACATAAGTATAATAAAACCATTTCAAGTAATTGGAACTCTAAAATTTATAGATTGTTTCTTTGCAGGATGTTCATTTGGGCAAACAGAGGAGTGCAATAGTGGTACGGGATTAGTTACTTTTACGGGTAGCGAAGGTTATGCTACGTTTGATTTAGCACACGCACGATACGGAGCAAATTCTGCAAAAGTTAATAAAAATATTGAAATTGCAAGTGTATGGGGTACTTCTATATCACAAGATAAACACACAGCCGTAAACGCAATTGTCACATATGACAACACGACATTTGAAACGGGTGTCAATGCTATTAAATTTGCAAAAACTTATGGTGGCGGTTCTGAAAGTTCATTTGAAATAGATATTCCTTTAACGTCTAAAAGGTTTGGTTATAGAATTAGGATGAAGGCAACACGTGAGATACCTGATGCCACTTTAATGTTCCGAAACAAATGGGTGTCTATAATCCCTAACGGTGAAACGAATATCGCACTCGATGGAACATCCAAATACCTAACAAACTTAATAACAAATGAGATGGTAACAGGTGAATATAACCGTGGTATAACAACAGAATGGAGTTGGATTACATGTCCCACATCGCAACTAATTAAACCAACATGGGTTACACATAACCGATTATCTATAAATGCATTTAATATAGATAGTAACGACATTTTTATTGACAGAATAGAAGTATACGAATTTTAATTACACAATAGGCACTCGAAAGTGTGTCTTTTTTAATGCAAAAAAATAATTGGAAGAAGGTGATTTCATTGTGGTATTGGTACATTTTCTTTTCAACTATTAGATACTAGATAAAAATAAATAACAAGTTGGGAGGCGTGTGATATGGACGAGAATAACGCAACAAAAATAAGAGTAGACAGACTAGAAAAAGACGTATCCAAGCTTCAAGAAAACGACGAAGAAAAAAGTAAAATTCTTAGTAAAATGGATAAGGCAAGTGGAAAAGCAGAAGTTTATCAAGAGCAAATAATGGCTAATTTGGCAAGTATAACTGCTAGTGTTGCTAAGACATTAGACAAGGCTACAGAAACGGAAATACTGGCAAAAAATTTAAAAATAGTCACGGATAAACAAAGTGTAGATATAACTGCGATAGGTGCAGAAGTAACTAAAATAAAAATGTTGCCTGCTGAAAATGCTACAAGAACAAAGTGGCTTGTAAAAGCGATGATTATTGGTAATTCAGTAGCTATTATTGGGATTATAATAAAATATTTTACAGTAATAGTAAAAGCGATATTTTAAATAATACATAAAAACTAGAAGCACCTTAGAGATAGGGTGCTATTTTAATCTAATAAAGTAATTGGGAGGTCAATATAAATGATATATGAGATAAATTGTGGTCACTGTAATCAAGGGAAATATGATGGTGGAGCGATAGGTAATGGATATAGGGAACAAGATTTAACAAGGTTAGTAGGTAACATAGTAATGGCTAAATTAAGAGCACAAGGACATACGGTTATAAATTGTACAGTAGATTCAGCAAATAGCGTTAATAGTGCTTTAAATGCTATTTGTGCTAAAGCTGATGCAGTAAAAGCAGATATATTTGTAAGCATACATTTAAATGCATCAAATTCCCTTGGGCACGGAACAGAGATATTTACATATGGAGCAAGGGAAATTCCTCAAGCAAGGAAAATTTTAAATAATATAGTTGCTATGGGATTTACAAATAGAGGAATTAAAGATGGTAGTCATTTGGCAGTTGTGAAAAATACAGATGCTACATCTATGCTCGTAGAGTTGTGTTTTATTGATAATGTTGCAGATATGCAGAAATTTAATGATGAAAAAATGGCTGATGCGATAGTTTTAGGATTAACAGGTCAATCGGTTAGCGTTTCAGATGCTACCCCTATAAAAGTAACTCCAATTAAATCAACTATTACCGTAAAGACTCCAGTAGTTAAAGGTAATGCAAATGTACTTGCTTTACAGAAATTATGTAACAGTTTAGGAATTAGAGATAAGAATGGTAACGCTTTAATTTGCGATAGTTATACTGGAGAATTAACACGTTCTGCGGTTGAGAAATTACCTGCTTGTGGTATTAAATATACTCAGCCAGTGACTTGTAAGGTAGTACAAAAGATAATAGGATGTAAAGCCGATGGGGTGTTTTGGAAGGATTCAGAGGTCAAAATGAGGGCATGGCAATCAGCACATGGATGTGAAGTGGATGGCGTTTGTGGAAAAGAGAGTTTCCTAAGTTTCTTGAAATAGTAATTTTATGATGATAAATAAAATGTTTACAAGGGTAAATCAATAATCAAAATTAAGAAAGTGAGGTTTTATTAATGAGTAAGTTTAAAAATGTGGGGTTGTGGGTATCAATATTTGCTTTTATACCATTACTTTTACAGGGATTTGGAGTTAATATACTTCCTGCAAATTACATAGAGATTACAAATAGTTTGCTAGGAATTTTAGTTGTTAGTGGTATTTTAAGTAATCCAAATAATGGAACTGGATACATAGATAAATAATATATATAGTGATTTGGCTTAATTGCTGAGTCACTATTTTTTTTCTTTTTCTTTTTTTCTATGAATAACATAGTACCATATGCATTATATCTCCAAATATTCTTATTAATATGATATAATTTAATAATGGTTATGTGTATGGAATAATATTGAGTTTAGTGTAACGTATTATATGTAAAGTGGCTTATATCAGTGCTTAACAAGATGGAAATATCACTCAGACAATCAATTCATGGGGTTAAGGGAATGGAATTTAAAAATGTATATCTAATTAATTGTAATGAGGAAAATATCCCTCATGTTAATAGTATAGATACTAACCTAGAGGAAGAAAGAAGACTATTTTATGTAGG